ATATTGTAGACAATATAGACAATATAGAAGGTAATAGAAATATTAATGATATTAGTTGTATTAATTTCATTAATGGAACTCAAAGTATTATAGAAATATCTTCTAATTTTAACATTAATATAATAGGTTCAGAAAGTATGGATAAAGATAATTATTATTTTAATTATGCTTCCGATTTATTATTAGAAGCAGGAAATAAAGCTATATTATGTATAAGTAAAATTAATGATAATCATTATATTTCTTGCTCAATATACTCTAAATAAAGGTAATATAATCTAAATTTATATTATATTAAATTTAGATTATATATTAAATTACAATTCTATATTTATTATATAATATATAATAATGGTATTTGGAACAACATTTTCATCTCAAAATTTAATTTCTGAAACAAATAAAGGTAAACTTATATTGAAAATAGATGAAGATTTTTATCAATTTATAAAAGATCCAAGTAATTATGGAGAAATAAATGTTGATGGAAGTCAAAATATTAAAATTTACCCTGGATTAGGAATTACCGATATTTGTGCTATTGATTTATTTATTGCTAATAGAAGTTCAAATATGTTTTCAGATAATAGTCATAATTGTTTAGAAAGAGATTTAAGTGATATTGATTTTATATCATATAAATGCTTATCAGAAAATACAATTTATGATATTAGTTTAGATAATTCATTTGTAGAAATTACAATTGAATATAAAGCTAATAGATTAAATAAATTAAATGAAATTTTAACGAATGATATAAGTGTAAATAGAAATAGTAGTAAATTAAAATTTTTCAATAGTCCTAAAATTTTTAATAATGCTTTAAAGAGAGATGATTATAGTAAACATTTAATAATGCCTGAATTAAATGACGAATATAATATTCCCGGAAGAGATTTATCAGGACATTTTAATAATTTAATTTATTATAAATCAAGTAACTATGAGGGAGATATTTCAACATCTTTATATATACATGATACATCTGCTGAAATATTAACACCAGTTCAATTATTAAATTATAAATTATTAGAAATTCAAGAAGAATCAAGTAAAAATGTATTTTTTAATACATACAATTGGGGTGATTATACACATCCTTTAAGTGGTTTTCATTTAGGTGCTTTAGCATATAATAATTTATTATACAATGATTTATCTTATGATAGTAATGAATTTTATAATAATTCAGGAATTTATATCGATGAACAAACATATAGAAAATTAACAATACCACATATGGCTAATAAATATATTAAAAGAATAAATGATATAAGTTTAAGTATTGTTAAATGGTATCAAGATATTAGTCTTGATATGCTATCAACTGGCATTCATAATTACAATTATCCCGATATGTCATTAGTATATAATAGTGACTTTAATGAATTAGAAAAAGGTACTTCACTTACAAATAAAGATAAAAATTTATTATTTAATATTGATAATAGTTGGCAATATATTTGTGATGTATGTTTTACAGATATTTCTTTATATAGTCAAACAAATACTGATATATCAGATGTTTCATATATTTATCATCAAATAAAAGATAATTTTTTTAATATTTTTAATGAAGATATAAGTAGATCTTCAAAAATAATAAAATGGGATGGTTCAGATTTTAGTTGTATTAAAACAAAATTAGGTTTACCAGAAGATAGTATAGGTAGAGATTGTGAAATAAAAATAGAATATTATTATGAAGAGGAACGGCTCTATGGCACCTATGAAAATCGTAAACAGAGACAAGTTAATTATTTTTTTAAAGGATATGATTTATCTAGTTGTTTTGGTTTTTTTAATTCTGAATACAATAGTAAAATGTTTGGACAAGAAGAAATTTCAGGTACTTATTATGATATTAGTTATCTATATAAAACAGGAGGAGATATATTATCTGAACCAGGATTAATGGAATGTACAACTTCATTAAATATTGATTTATGTAATCAAATACATAATCCAGATAATTATGATTTATGTGGAGGAAAAATGAATTATAAAAAAAAATATGGATATACATTTAGTAATTTTAATAATGTGCATGAGTTAAATGAAAAAGAAGTAGTAAATCATGTTTGTAATAATGGATTATGGTCTTTTTATACAAATAATACTCGATATAGCTTTTATACAGGTGCACGAGGGTATTTATCTATAAGTCATTCTATATTATGGACAAAAGTTATGGATGCTTATAGAAGCGAAGATATTTCGGCTTCTGATTTAAAAATAAAAGATATTTTACATAGTTCATATATAAAATATTTAAAATTTATGGATAAAAATTTTTTCTCTTTTAATAAGTGGGCAAAATTAGAATATGATAATCTAAATATAAATCCTAATTATAATGGTCATTATTTACAATATTTATTTAGGGCTAAAAATAGTAGTATAACATCACGTATGGATGTTAGTAATATTTCAATTGATGATATATTTGAAGAAAAGGGATTTCTTTCTGTAGTAGTACTACCCAGTGACACAACCAACTATCCATCGGGTGCAAAAACAAATCACTCTCCTGTGCCTAATTATAATGAAACATATACTATTAATTTTAATAATAATTTAACAGTTACAAATAATATAGCTTATCATAGTATTGATGATTACATAAATGATATATCACTTCTCATACACTCTACTAATAATTCGGGTTATTTTCCAATTTTTAACAACGATTCACCAATAACTAAATATATATCAGGAAGCATCACGGATTTTTTTAGATATATTGAGTTTATTAATAGAAGACTTACACTCAACGGCAATAATGATGGGTATGAATGGTATAAAATAACTTCACAATCCAATAGTAAACATGATTATATAAATGTATTTCCTTTTTTAGTATTACATTATAATTATAATCGGGCAACGTCTCACTATGAATTAGGTGTAACAACAGAAAATAATTATATCGAGGAACATAGACAAAGTACAATAGGAGGTATTGTTCCCTTAAAAAAATTAAAAGTATATGCTAGAAAAGCACGACAAGATATTAATACAAAAAAATTATTAGATATTAAAGAATTTGATAAAATACCATTGTTTTTATATAAAGACCCATTTGTAAATAATCATCATCAATTTGAAATTACAAGCGAAACTATACCAACTATATATCCAGCATTAACTTGCGATATATCTGCTACGATAGTAGAAACACCGGAATACACAGCATTCCACACTCCACGTATTATGCCCTTAGAATTTGACCCATCACAGGCTATATTTCTACATCCGCAAGGCATAGCCATATCCCCCGATAACTCATTCGCGCTTGTAAGCGACACTAACAATATGAGGATTGCTATGATTGATTTATCAAGTAAAATAGTGACAAATTTTGCAGGTATATATCAAAATGGAGGCGTAGAAGATGTATATGGTGATAGTGCCAGGTTCTCGAATCCGGCCGGCATTGCCATCTCCCCAGACAATTCATTCGCGCTTGTAGCCGACATCATGAGCCACAAGATTCGCAAGATCGTCATCGCAACGCGTCAAGTAACGACCTTCGCGGGCATGGACGGCCATGACAACCCGTTCGATTATCCGCGCGGCATTGCCATCTCCCCAGACAATTCATTCGCGCTTGTAGCCGACACCTATAATAACCGCATTGTGAAGATTAACTTATCTGATAATTCTGTTTTTGTATATATCGATGGGTTCAACCAACCGTACGACGTGGCCATCTCCCCAGACAATTCATTTGCGCTTGTAGCCGATCATCATAACGCCCAGATCAGCAAGATTGACTTATTTGATAATTCCGTTAGCATCCTTGCCGGGCTCGCAGGCGTCCACGGTAATTCTGATGGTTCGGGTATAAATGCCCGATTCACAAATACGAAGAGTGTGGACATCACACCTGACGGTTTATTCGCATTTGTGACCGATTGGGACAACGGTATGGTCCGTGCTATCGACATCTCTACCGGCTATGTCACGACTATCACCCCAGATATGCGCCCGGTCCACTTCTACAACTTGGCCATTTCCCCAGATGGTACTTTTGCGTTAGTTACCTCAAATTATACCAGTTCAAATTTTTCCAATATTTACGTCATTACCTTCAAGCAAAATAACCGTAACATTATTAATAAACAAATAATATATAATAAAAAAAATCTAGAAGAAATATATTTAAGTGTCGATTTTACAAATTCAACAAATAATTTAAATAATAGATTTTTATCAAATTTCAAAACACAATTAAATAAAAATAATGAATTATTATATTTTGCACAAGAAAATAAAAATAATCCTCCAATAAAATTTAAAATACGTAATTCAAATTATGATGATTTTTCATATAATTTTGAAACAGATAATAGTTACAGTATTGTAAATGGCCAATACAATAATTATATTAATGATTTATTTTCATATAATTTACCAAGATTTCAATATAGACCAATATATGAATCAATTAATACAAATATATTAACTATTTTAAATTGTAATAACAATCCAGATTTTTCTACAAATTTTGGAAATAAACATTTTGAAAATTTATTAGCAATAAATAATAATAAATTACCAAAATTAAATGAAGAAAAATATACTTATAAATTAATTGATTATTCTGATAATAATATTTATAATTTAAATAAAATATATGAATATCGTGTGAATGATTTATCCAGTTATTCATATTTTGCAGATATAAGTTTAAATGATGATATTAAAACAAATGTTTTAGAAGCATTTAATGATATATCTACAAATATTTATGATATGAGTTTAATTAATTATATGAATAATAAAAATTCAGAAAAAATAGATAATTTTCCATTATATCAAAATATAAGTATAAAAATAGATAAAGATGATTATACTACTAATACTACTAGTATTACTGATGGTTCTAATTATAAATTAGATTTACAATTATGGGATGTTTCAAATATGTTTATTGATATAAGTAATAAATATCAAATAGATTTTTCAAATATTAATTGTAAAGGTTTAAATATATTTGGTTTAATAGAAGATATTAGTATAAATAATGATTGGGATTATATTTATAGTGAAAAAATATTAAGAAGTAGAGATTTTAGTTTTAGTTTTAGTGGAAGTGATTCAATACTAGATTTATCATTTTCTATTAATATTACAGATTTATCAGATTCGAATCTGTCAATGACAAATCTAAATTATTTAGATTTTTCATATAATTTATATGAATTAACTACAAATTCAACTATATCAAACGATAGTATATCAAATCATTTTAGATTAAATTTCAATTATTTAACATCACGTGATAATAGTGAAAATTTGAATTATTATCTTAATAATGTAAAAAATTTGAATATAATAGATAATCCAGATAGAAATTTATTAGAAAATTATAATAATAATGATTTTAATAATTTTAATATGAAAATGTTTGATTTTGAAACATTACATCCAAAAATTCATAGTAATATTATAAATGATAATAGTAAAATAGATATTTGTCCAGAAGCATTTTTAAATTGTGATTTATTTTTTGAAAATAATTTTAATTTATATGATGAGTCATATAATTATTATAAAATAAATAATACAAAAGACACAAATTATTTAGATATGAGTAATTCAAGATTAAATATTTCAGAATTATTTGAATATAAAATGTTTTCATCTAGTAATTTAATTCAAGATATATCAAAAAGTATAGAAACATTTAATTTTACACCATTTACAAAAAATTTCATAAATGATATTTCATTTTATTTTTCTGATAATATTAATTATATATATTCAAATAAATATTCACCATTAAATATTAATACTGTAAATGATTTAATACCTAATGTAAATTTAATAGATAATAATAATAAGGTTGTTTATAAAAATACAATTCTTTTACCAAAAGATGCATCTAATTTATTTGCTGATTTAAATATTGATAAAATAAATAGTTTAATGAATTTTACAAAAACAGATAATTGTGA